GTGGTGTCTTAGAAGGCACCATGACACAATCAGTAGACGAAAATATTAGTCCATTGCAGGTAGCATTGTTTGAAATTGAGAAGTTTATGAAACAGTACTCCATCGAAGAGCAGTTCGGCAAGGATTACGAAGTCGAAATTGAAGATAGATTTATAAACCCAGACCCAGATGAATCAACGGAGTATGGGGAAATTGAACCAGAACAAACCAGGCGTAAGCATAGCCAAAGTGACCTACCTTACTACACTTTTGCTGGCTACGGTTATATGTTTTAGATTGGAAATATTATGTCCGTTATAGGCATTTTGGTATTTATCCTTTGCGCTTATGGCTTAACACAGATTTTAGTTTTTTCTAGTATATTTGAGCCATATAGACCCTCTCACCATTTTTTTCACTGTCCCATGTGCGTTGGCTTTTGGGTTGGTGTGCTTCTTATGCTCCTTAATCCTTTTACAGAACTATTTACATTTGATGTAACTTTAGTTAATGCTCTGTTATTGGGGTGGTTAGCTTCTGGGACATCGTATGCGTTATGTATGCTAGTGTCAGACGGAGGATTTCAGCATGAATACCGAGTTAATGGGAATGTGGACGCAAAAATGGAGACTGAGACCAGTCGCAAGGTGTTGCAGGGGTAGTAGTATCGTGCGGGTAGCGCCCGCACTTTAAGGAGATAAAGATGAATAAGAAATATGTGCTACAAGAGTTTATGAACTTAGATTATAGTGATTCCTTGTTAACGGAGGAAGAGCGTGAAGGTAATAAAAACGGCATCCACCTTGTTTTGGCTGGTAAAATCCAAGCTGCTGATGCAAAGAACGGCAATGGTCGTATTTATCCTCGCCCAATACTTGAACGAGAGATGAAAAACTATACAAAACTTGTCCGAGAAGGCCGAGCCATCGGCGAACTTGATCACCCAGACAGTTCAGTGGTTGAACTTAAGAACGCAAGTCATTTAATTACTGAAGTGTGGTGGGATGGCGATGATGTCATGGGCAAGTTAAAGATTCTTGACACCCCAGCCGGCAAAATTGCAAAAGATTTGGTTAAAGGTGGTGTTCAATTGGGCATCTCTAGTAGAGGGTTGGGATCAACTCGCCAACAAGGGCAAACAACCATGGTTGAGGATGATTTTCAACTATTGTGTTTTGATCTAGTTTCGGAGCCAAGCACCACGGGTGCTTATTTGGTCGCTGAGAGTCAAGTAAAGTCTAATTTAACAAAAGCTGATCGTATCAATCGTGCATTGAACGATATTTTGGAGGACTAATGAAACGGTCACAGCTTAAGGCACTAGTGAAAGAGTGTGTGAAAGAAGTCATCCTTGAGGACGGACTTCTTAAGTCAATTGTGTCAGAAGTAGCTGAGGGTCTAGGAGGAAGTCTTGTTGTCGAGAGGCGAGAACCTCAAACCACGCCCCATGAGGTAAAGTTTAAACAACAAATGAACAAGAACCGCAAACAAGTTCTTAGTTCAATTGGAAAAGGCGGCTACGATGACGTAAAATCAAAGTTTGATAACCCTGCACTATTTGAAGGCACAAAACCACTTCCTGGGGGCGCTGGTGCAACTGCCCCTCTTGGAGTGGATCCCTCTAGTGCTGGAGTAGGAATTGATAATATCCCAGGGATGTCTAACTGGGGAAATATTTTAGATAAAATGAACAAAAGAAAGTGAGTTTATAAATGAGAAGGCAGAAAAGACAACCAAGAAAGATCTCAACGTTTATTCAAGTGAGATCTGAGGACTGTAGAGATAACCCCGATATCATGGTTAGAAAGTTTATCAAAAGGGTTCGTAAGTCTGGAATTTTGGATGAGGTTAAGGATAGAAAATACTATAAAAAACCATCAGCCATCAAGAGTGAGCAAAAAAGAAGAAGACAAAAACTAATTAACAAGTTGAATCAAAAACAAGAGGAACTATATAACTATAGTAGCCTTAGCAAGAAAAGGTACAACAGGAGAAAGAACTAATGAGGAAAGGCGCACACACAGGTCGAGCAGAATCCAAAGATAATGCCAAGTATCATCAATTTCACAGACCAGGGCTTGGTAACGTAGGTTCTTATCAAGTTGCAGGCATTCCCTATGTAACGGGATCGGGACCAACAATCGCTAGTGGTAGCACCATGGGGTATACGTTTCCATCGGTGTCACGACACATTACCGTAATTAACAGAAGTAATACTAACGTTGGATTAAAAGTACACTTCTCCGAAGCTAGTAACTGGGATACTAACAATCATTATATTACTCTAGACAATTTTGGGGACAGCGTTGAACTGGACGTAAAAGCTGAAAGAGTTTATGTTACGTCAAAAGGTTCTTCAGGACATGTTGAGATTTTTGCCGAACTAACAGGTATTGATGCAGATCAGATGTTCGCACTTTCTGGCATCGGTATTGATAGCTAGGAGGATATTAAAACATGGGTGGCTTTAACGCAAGTAGAGTTGTCGTTCTTAAAGTATCAGCATCTCAGGAAATTCAATCTTCTGATGACGGTCGCTTTGGAGAAAACTTACAAGTTTCTGGTACGGCTGTAGTCGCAGGATCGCTCACCGTCGGTGACGGTGGTGCAGAAGATACTAAATTGTTGTTTGACGGCAACGCACAAGATTATAGAATTGGTATTGATGATGGTACTGATATTTTAGAAATTGGTGCTGGGACTGCCCATGGCTCAACCACAGCGATCAAAATTAATAGTTCTGGACAGATCACCCAACTTGGACACCAGGCCTCTCCCACTAATGGGCACTTCCTCAAGTATGATGGATCAAAGATTATTTTTGATTCAGTTTCCTCTGGTGGCGGTGCCGATGTTGACCAGGCTAATACTTTTACAGAAGCCCAGACAGTTTCTAAAGATCAGGATTCTGAACTTGTAGCTCTTATCCTTAAAAACCAAAGCGACTCAAATAACACAAACGGCTTAGTCTCTTTGCGCTTTGACTTAGAAGATACTGGTGGCAACGCCGTAGACTCTGCGAAGATCGCTGTGAAGAAAGAACAAGCTTTTACAGCTACAGCATCAACCCAAGATTCTTCAATGGTGTTTTCAACTTCACTCAACGGGACTTTGACAGAGCAGGCAACTCTTGATTCTGCTGGTAAACTTACTGTTAAGGCGTTAGACGCAGGCGATGGCGACATTACAAATGTTGGCACTATTGAAGCCGATGTAATTCAGTCAGACGCTGATGCCACCGGGTTAAATATTAACTTCGATGGTAATACTACAAAGAATGAGATCACTCTTAAAGACAACCTAGCCGATGCCTTGAGTATTACAGAATCCGGTTTTGGTGATTATATGACATTCACCACTACAAACAGCAGTGAGCAGGTTTCATTCGGTGTAGACAATACAGGTGTTGATGTCCGAGTCTTTAGTGAGACAACTAACGAAGGGCTTCTTTATGACGCCTCGGCGGATGAACTTGGATTACTTCTTACTACGAAGCTTTCGTTTCATGATATCGGCGGCGGTGAAAATATTCACGCTTCCGCTAACGGACACCTAGAAATTAATGCCGGCACCACGCTGGATATGACAGCACCTACGGTTGATATCAACGCTTCAACAGCGGTAACTATCGACGGACCTTCCGTTGTCATAGAAAACAACGCAACGAACACACCAGTCGTTGAGATCAAAAACACGAACAATGGCGGTACCGCCGGAATTCTTAAGTTTAATAATACTGAGGCTGGAAATGACGGTGCTGATGGAGATGATTTAGGTACTATTCAATTCTTTGGAAATGATGATGGAACACCATCCGCACAGCAGTATGCAGGTGTCCTTGCTGAAATTCACGATGCAACAAGTGGTGAGGAATCAGGAAAATTAACCTTGCAAGTTGCTTCCCATGATGGCGGAGTAGAAGATGGTCTTGTGTTGACAGGTGGATCTGCCGACGCTGAGGTAGATGTCACGGTTGGTAAGGGAACTTCATCAGTAACCACAATCGCTGGTATTTTAGATCTTGGTGACAGGAACATTACTAACGTTGGCGTCATTGAGGCAGATACGATTCAGTCAGACGCTGATGGCACCGGATTGACCGTAAACTTTGACGGTAACACTACAAAGAACGAGATTACCCTTAAGGATAATTTAGCTGACGCCTTGAGTATTACAGAGTCTGGCTTTGGCGACTACATGACGTTCACTACTACAAACAGTAGTGAGCAGGTTTCATTCGGTGTAAATGACACGGGTGTAGATGTTCGAGTCTTTAGTGCTACTAATAATGAAGGGCTCCTTTATGATGCTTCTGAAGATGAGTTAGCCCTTTTACTTACGACTAAATTAAAGTTTCATGACGTTGGTGGCGGGGAAGAAATCTTTGCATCAGCTAATGGACACTTGGAGGTTAATGCAGGCACCACGCTTGACATGACCGCTCCCACGGTTGACGTCAATGCCTCCACAGCAGTGACGATAACAAGTCCTAGCGTGGTTATTGACAGTGGAACTTCTGAGAAACCGCTGGTAGAAATTAAAAATACAAACAATGATGCTAATGGATCCACTCTTAAGTTCACTAAGGATGGTGCTAACGTAGCCGATGGCGATGTTATCGGAAATATTGAGTTCGCCAGTGAAGATGATGGAGACAACGCTCATACCTTCGCTAAGATTATAGCCAAGGTTGATGATATGACGGGCGGAGAAGAAGAGGGTAGCCTTGAATTCCACGTCGCTGAAAACGATGGTACCTTGACCAAGGGTATGGATATTGTTGGTCTTGGTTCAGATGGAAATGTCACTGTAGACATCTCAACTCACGATGGCTCCGCAGGTGGTCTTAAGCTTGGTGGCACACTA